GCGTTGCATCATCACTCTTTGAAGCGATGTGGACTGCTGCTGATACTGCTCCAAACACAACTTTGGCCGTGTCATTTACTGCCATCACTGGCGCAGTCTTTACCTGCAACGTCTTTCCAGTATTTCCGTCCGTTGGCGGCACTGCTCCAGATGCACAAACAGATTCTTGGGCGCTGCTAGTCGATGGCAAGCCAGCAGACACATTCAGTTAAACGCAATAGAAACGGGAGCACAGAATGAAGTTACCAATCACAATCGAATATATGTCCGGCGAATCTGCAACCTATACGGCGCAGCCGCCAGAGTGGGCGCGTTGGGAGAAACTGACGGGCAACACAATTTCGCAAGCGCAGGAGAAGATCGGAATCTCTGATCTTCTCTTCCTTGCGTGGAATGCGATGAAACGTGAAGCCGGTGGAAAGCCAGTCAAAGGCTATGAAGTCTGGTGCGAAACAGTGGCAGATGTGCAGGTGGGAAACAATGACCCAAAAGTCATAGAGTCGGAAGTGTAAGTCGGTTATTGGTTGAAGTCGCTATTGCGACAGGCATACCGATGCGAGAATGGACTACGGCAGACGACATCTTGACGGCGATTGAGATATTGGAGAAACGAAATGGCGTTTAAGGCGACGAAAGGGCAAGGAACCTTTCGCATTGAAGTCGAGCCTTATGCGCTAAAGAATCTAATCTCAACACTTAATCTGTTAGACAAAGAAACGCAGGGTCGTGTGCGAGATGCAGCTCAGCCGTTATCCAAGCGACTAGCTGGCCAGATAATGATGTTCGGTCACGGATCACCGACGCCGCAGACAAAGCTAGTCTTGCAATCTATTGTCACTCCACGCGACCGATTGATTCGCGTTGATATAGGTGGTGCAAAGAAAGTCGGCCGCGCCTATGGTGGTCGGCCAAGTAAAAGTGGCAAAGGCGCAAAGGTTGGACGCACTCAAGCTCCAGCCGGCGCACTTTTGTGGGGCTCAGAATATGGATCACGTCCTGGTGTAGATAGAGCAGGACGTGCGTACACAAACCGATTCAAGGTTCCATATAATAAAGAAGGATATTGGTTGAATAAAAGCGTGGACTTCTACACTCCAGTCGTTGCGCAGGAGTATATTTCAATCGTTCAGGGAATCATTAACGATTTGAGGCTCAACTAATGGCAGGTATTCCAAAGGTAAAGATTACCTTCGATGCTGACTTTGATGATCTTAAAAAAGGCATAAAAGGCTCACAGGCAGAAGTCGAGACATTTGCCGACAAGGTAGGAGATTTTGGCAAGAAAGCCGCAATTGCTTTCGGTATCGCCGGAGCTGCAATAGGTGCATTTGCATTGGCCGCAGTAAAGGCCGCCGCAGAAGATGAAACTGCACAAACTAAACTGCAAGAAACTATCCGAAACACTACAAACGCAACTGCGGAGCAAATTGCCGGCATAGATAAATACATCACAAAGCAATCTATTGCTACGGCTACAACGGACGATGTTCTTCGTCCGGCTTTATCTCGATTATTGCGCGCAACTGGAGATCTTACAAAGTCGCAAGAATTATTGACTTTGGCTCAGGAAATCTCAGTCGCAACTGGGAAGCCATTAGAAACAGTCACAAACGCTCTCGGAAAAGCCTATGAAGGATCTAATACTGCACTTGGCAAATTAGGCATTGGCATTGATAAGACAACTCTGGCAACTAAGTCATTTGATGAGATTCAGACTCAACTCAATTCGACCTTCACAGGATTCATTGAAAATCAATCAACAACGGCCGCGTTTAAGTTTGAACAGATTACAATCGCAGTCAATGAATCCAAAGAAGCAATTGGCGCAGCTCTATTGCCAGTGGTCAAAGAATTAGCAGATTTCATTATTGTCTCGGTTGTTCCGGCGGTTGAATCATTTGTTCAAGGCTTAACTGGTCAAGATAGTCTGGCCGAAGGTCTTACAGAATCACAGAAAAAAGCCGTTGAGTGGGGCAAGAAAGTCAGAAACGTCATTGACACAGTTATAGATCTAAAAGATGAATTGATTGCCTTAGCGATTGTAATTGGAACAGTCTTTGTTGTTTCCAAGATTGCCGCCGGAGTTACGGCCACGATTGCTCTGATCAAGTCTTTGATTGTTGCATATAACGCTTTGAAAGCTTCGGCAATTGTTGCTGGTATTGCTTCAGCATTCGCACTCAATCCGTTGCTAGGTGTGGGAGCCGTTGCACTTGCAGCCGGTGTTTTAGCTGCTGGTAATGCGTTGGCTAACAAAAACAACGTCTCGACTAACCTTGGATCTGACGGCTTTGCCACTACTGGCACACCTGGGGCAATTAGCGGAGGCGGTAGTAGTAGCAGTCCGATTGTGACGGGCGGTGGTGGTGGTGGCGGTGGAACTACAACAACAACAAAGGCAGCAGCAGGAATTGTTACGGCAGTGGCCAGTGCAGCTAGGGCAGGTGGTGCATTTACCGATTCTCAGAACGCTGCTCGTCTAGCTGCTCAAGGTGGCGGCGGTTTCACAGATTCTCAGAACGCTGCTCGAATCAATCTCACAGTCAATGGCGCAGTCGATGCCGAAGGCACTGCTCGAACAATCGTCAAAGTGCTCAATGATTCTTACTATCGTGGCACTGGCGGAGCCGGCGCACTTCAGGCAATCTGATGACGCAGTGGGCTCCAGTCTGGCGCGTCAAAATTGATGGCACTGACATTACCGATTCGGTTCTTGCCAATCTAAGCATTACATCAGGGCGCACAAATATCTATGAACAAGCTCAAGCCGGCTATTGCTCGGTCACTCTCATCATCTTTGGTCAAGCTGCGCTGCCCTATGAAATCAACGACACGATCTCAATCGAAGTGCAAGACACATCGGCGGCCTATGTGCCAATCTTTGGCGGATCAGTCGTGGACATCGCCGTGAGCGTGTCTCAGGTCGGCTCTAGCGCATACACTCAAGAAGTTACCATCACGGCTCTAGGAGCCCTTGCAAGGCTTCAGAAGGCTCTTACAGATGGCGTCTTGACTCAGGACTTTGATGGCGACCAGATTGCCAGCATCTTGGGTCAGGTGCTCTTTAACACGTGGCAACAGGTTCCGGCAGCTTTAACGTGGGCTAATTATGAGCCGACTGAGACATGGGCGCAAGCGCAGAACACCGGCTACGGAGAGATTGACACTCCAGGCAATTATGAGCTGGCACAACGCGCTTCCAATCGGACAGTCGTTTACGACTTGGTTGCAGCTCTGGCCACGTCTGGACTTGGTTATCTATACGAGGACGCTTCTGGCCTTATCTCATACGGCGATTCGACGCATCGCACGACCTACCTTGCCACTTACGGCTATACGGATCTCACTGCTAATCAAGCTCTAGGCCGTGGCATCACTATTAAGACAAGGGCAGGAGATGTCAGAAATGACATCACTATCAACTACGGCACACTTTCGGCCAGTCAGGTTAGCGACACGGATCAGGCATCAATCGGAATCTATGGCAACCTTGCTCAAATTATTACGACGACCATCAAACACGCAGCCGATGCCACATCTCAAGCTGCGTTCTATCTGGCACTTCGAGCCTATCCGCAGCCAATCTTTGATTCCATCACCTACGCCTTGACCAATCCAGAGCTAGACAATGCAGATCGTGACGCTCTTATCAATGTGTTTATGGGTCAGCCAGTGGCACTTAATGATCTTCCGCCAAATATGTCAGCCGGAGTCTTTCAAGGCTTTGTCGAGGGCTGGACATTTCGCGCCTCTTACAATCAACTAGATGTCACTTTGCTCATGTCTCCACTGGCTTATTCGCTGCAAGCCATGCAGTGGGCTGATGTTCCGCCATCGGAAACGTGGGCAAGTGTGTCGCCAGTATTAGATTGGGCAAACGCTACAATCGTCTCATGATGAAAGGAACAATGAATGGCTAATCCAACAACCTACTTCGGCTGGGTCATGCCGAATTCTGCTGATCTTGTAACGGACTTGCCAGCAGACTTTAACGTCTTTGGACAGGGCGTCGATACATCAATGCAGGATTTACTTGGTGGCACAACTGGTCAAGTCTTATCAAAAACAAGCGCGACCAATATGGACTTTACTTGGGTCACTCCGACAGATCAGACACCATTAACAACTAAAGGCGATCTATTTACTTTTACAACAGTGGACGCAAGAATTGGCGTTGGCGCAAATAATACAGTCCTTACAGCAGATTCTGCCGAAGCAAGCGGATTAAAATGGGCGACACCTAGCTCGGCGGCTCTTGTTGGTGTGCAAGCAACACGCACAAATGTTTCCACTTCTCTATCAGGAGGCACAGCAGCAGCAATATTATTTCCTACTGAAAACTTTGACACAGACGGATTTCACAGTACTGCGACAAATACGTCAAGAATCACAATACCAGCCGGTAAAGCAGGAAAGTATTTAGTTAATTTGTTCGCTAACACAGTTTCAGTCAATCCCAGTTATATCATTTTAAGTCTTTACCTGAATGGTGCGCAATATACGGCATCAGGTCTGCGTGAAGGTCAGGTTTTTAGAAATGACGGACAAATACCAATCGTGGCAGAAACCGTGGTGACATTGGCGGCGGCAGATTATCTTGAGTTTTATTTCCAACAGAGTGAAACTGCAACGGCCAATATGTATTTTCAATTTACTGCAATTTATTTAGGAGCATAAGATGAAAGAGTTTAAGATTGCAAAACCTTCTAAACCTACAAACTCAACTATATTTTTTACTGAGACTGGCTTTAATCTATTTACTAGAGAAGAAGATTTCTATGTCTCAGGTTGTGACACACAAAAAGAGGCAGACGATGCTATCGCTGCACATAATGTGCCAGAGCCTGTTGAACCAACAGTGGCAGAAAAACTTGCAAGCGTCGGATTGTCTATCGATGATCTAAAAGTGGCTCTTGGTCTTTAATGTATCCAGAAGGTACTGCTGCTCGGATTTTAGAAGTCGCACTAGCTGAAGTCGGTACGATTGAGACTGGCGAGAATCTGACGAAGTACGGCAAATTTACAAAGGCCGATGGACTGCCCTGGTGCGGTTCGTTCTGTAATTGGGTCTTTCACACTGCCGGCGTAGAGATTCCATCAATGGTTTCAACGGCTGCTGGAGCTCATAAGATGAAAGAGCGTGGACGTTGGATTGACGATAAGGCGCAGCTAGGAGATTTATGCTTCATGGACTTTCCACACGATGGCATTGATCGCATTAGTCACATCGGAATTGTGGTCAAGGTAGGCAAGACCAGCGTGCTCTGCATCGAAGGCAACACGTCCGGTGATGGAGATCAACGTAACGGAGGAATGGTGATGGTCAAGCGTCGCTATATTGGCAAGGAGATTATTGGTTTCGCTAGGCCAAAGCTGGTCGCTTATGCTGGAGAATATCCAGTGGTCGAGCCACTTCCAC